TTCACGTTCTATGTTTTCTAGTCTTGCTGATACACTTGCCATGTGAGCAGAACACTCAGCACTAATTTCAACGAACTTATCGAAGTTTTCTTTTTGAGTGGCTCTATTATTTTTATCTGTTTTGTAAGTCCACACAAACAGAATTACGATAATAGCTCCTGCAAAACCCTGATCTAGCAGAATCGTTATTACATCGTCTACTGCGGTTTGTGCGGAAGGTGGAGAAGGATTATTATGAGGATTAATAGCATAGTATTCGACATTAGGAGGTTCAGCTATAGCTACTATACTTACTAAGAGTAAGCCAATAGCTAATAAACTAAGTTTCATTTGTTTCATCTTTTCCTATAAGAAAGTATTCTGGATTTAGTAGTTGAACTGTTTTAGTATTTATAGGATCAGGTAAAGTCCATGTAACCTTATCTATTTGTGCATCATTAGGCATGTCAAAGTCTGGAGTAAAATCCACTTCTAAACCAGACTCTAACTTTAGGTTAATCTTCATGAGGGTTTCGGATATTTTAGTTTTACTGCGGCTCTTTTATTCATCTGCTGGTTCAATGGTATTACCTTCTGCAACCCATGCAAGTATTGCTTGATAATCTGAATTACCTTCACTAACAGGAACAGCATATGTAGTATCACTCCCATTTGGTATTACAAATATAGCATCAAGAGGAGCCGGAACACCTTCTGGAACTGTTATTTTCTTAACGTGCTTTACTGTACTATTGTTTAAGTCCATTTTATAACTCCGCATTTAGGGCCAAAGTTCTAGTAGAACCAAAAGTAGCAATATAAGGCCCACCACCATCAGTAAGACCTGTAAAATTAGCACCAGAATTTAATATTACATGATACTGACCATCAACCCACTTAGCAATAGTAGGTGCAGTAGATGAGCTAGGACTGACTCCCGATGTTTGGGATTTTATAGTAGTCCAATTACCACTACCTCCCCACTCAACAGCTGGTGTATCTCTCATAGCATTCGGTGTTTGGATTTGTCCATACCAAGTAGAAGGGCCAACTGCAAAACAAACTACCGCAGTATAATCATTAGCAGTCACTAAATTTGCATAATACCTATTACACTTAAAAAATTCCTCTGTATAACTCCGATGTTCAAATGGAGTTGCATTACTGCCTAGTTCAAGCTGGACTCCTGTTATGTAAAGGTTATTAGATGCTCCCAACCAATTTACTTGACTACTTGTTGCAAAATGGTTTGATGCAGTCCATGTATTATTAGTTCCTCCATTGTATGTCGATCCCCAAGTTAATCCAATTCCTATTCTGATACCTAATCCATTATCATTATTAACAATACCATTAGCACCTGTTATAAGAGATGTACTTCCAGCAGTTGGAGTTATTGTAATCTTTTTTTGTTCCCATGTATCCGCAGAATCAATGGTAAAGTTTATTGGGATTTTATAGGCAGTACTATCAGCTTTTTGATATGTTAAGCAATAAGTCCCAGTTAAATTTGATTTTATCCAAAACGATGCAGTTACAGTTTTTGCATTTGCAGTACCATATTGTAAATGTTGTAAATTTTGTGCTTCAATATTCTGATAG